ATTGATGATGTTATTAAGTCAGCTCAAGAAGCTAACAACGCTAATAGATTAGATGATATCTATCGTTGGTATGTGGATACTATGATTTCACGTCTTGAAAAAGGTGGCAAAGTGCTGATTATCATGACTAGATGGGCATCAGGTGATTTAGCTGGACGTGTGTTAACTGAAATGCCTAAAGCTGGTTTCAAAGTTAAGCACATCAATATGAAAGCTCTGCAAGATGATGAAACAATGTTATGTGATGATGTTCTTTCATATGATGAATATAAACGTAAGATATCCGTGATGTCACCTGAAATAGCAGCAGCCAATTATCAGCAAGAACCGATTGACTTGAAGGGCGCTTTGTATCAGAAATTCAATACTTACACCAAGCAACCAGAATTCAGTGGCATATATGCTTATTGCGATACAGCTGATGAAGGTTCTGATTATCTGGTATCAATCGTATATGGGATGTACAAGCAGGAACCTTATATATTAGATGTGGTAATGACTCAGGAACCGATGGAAGTAACGGAAAAGCTAGTTACTGAAAGCTATTATCGTAATCATGTTAATATGGCACGTATCGAATCTAATAATGGTGGTAAAGGATTTGCACGCCAAGTTGATAGCAAACTCAAAGAATGAATATGGAACTAATCGAACAGTTATTAATTGGTTTCACAATGGACAAAATAAAGATGCACGTATTCTATCTAACTCAAGTTGGGTAGAAGAACATGTACATTATCCGGAGGACTGGAAGTTAAGATTTCCAGTCTTTTTTGATGCTATTAAAAAATATCAAAGAGCAGGTAAGAATCTGCATGATGATGCATCTGATTCATTAACAGGTGTTGCTGAATCAGTCATGGCAATGCAATCAGAAACACAAGCGCCATCAATCAATGAGCAAGCTGACTATTTAGATAGCCTGGGACTCTAAATGAAAGGAGAGTGATTTAATGGCAATTGAAGATAATCCAATGGCGTACTATTCAAGTCTACCTTATCCAGATCAACGAACAATTCATATGTTGAGTGGTAGACGTTTCTCACTTGAATCAAATAAACAATACAAAATGCCACAAGAAATATTTGATGCTTTGAAGAAGAATCCGGTTAAGCTTGGAGAAGTTGCGACCCAATTTATTGAGAAACACCAAGCGCTTCAAGTACCACGCTTATTAACGTTGTATCGTTATTACATTGGTGACAATGATATTCACTACTGGGATAGTGAAAAGTCTGACAGTAGGGCCGATAATCGTATTGCAAGTGGGTTTGCTCATTTCATTACATCAATTAAAACTGGCTATCGTTTCGGCAACAATATTAAATTTCAATACAACGAAGATTCTGATACATCTAAAGATGATGAAGATAAGCTCAATGATTTGATTGCTGATTTTAATTCTAAGAATGATGAATCATATCATGAAAAAATTATGGGCAAGAACCTGTCAATTATGGGACGTGCGTACGAATTAATGTATGTACGTGAGAATACCAACGAAGTGGCATTACGACCTGTGAACCCTGCTAATGCGTTTGTGGTTTACGATTCTAGCATGGAACAACATTCACTATTTGCCGTTTATTATTACAACGTCAACTTTAATCAGCAAGATTATTGGTACACAGTTATCTATACTGATGATCATATTTACTATTACAAGCCAACGTCTGATTATGATGGACAACTAACATTATTAAGAAGTGAAGAGCATAGCTTTGGTAGTGTTCCAATCACTGAATATATTAATAATGATGAACGTATGGGTGACTGGGAATATAAGCTTGATACCATTGATGCAATCGATAAAAGTAAGTCTGAAATGGCAAACTCACAAGAAGACTTTAGCAATGCAATGCTTATGATTACTGGTGATATTGATGTTCCTAAAACACCATGGGTCGGCGCTGATGGCCAACCATTGAAAGATGAAGATGGACATATTCTTTATAAGAAGAAGCCTCAAATTGATACTCATCAAAGCAAGATATGGTTAAAGCCAGCACTAGTTAAGAGTGGTATCAATGATAACAGCCAGGTTGTTCAACCTACTGCATCGTATCTAACTAAAGAATTGAATTCTGATGGCTGGAAACTCTACATTGATGCTTTGAATATGGAAATTCATAAGGACACAAATACACCCGATACAAGTGATGCTAACTTTGCATCAAATGCGTCGGGTGTTGCCATGTCATATAAGCTTTGGGGCAGTGATCAAGAGCGTTCTAATCAGGAATCATTGTATACAAGAGGAATCATGCGCCGTATGCGCTTATTGGGTAATTATTGGCAAAAGTTAAATGACATTAAAGATGCAAGTATGGTTGAGAACATTAATCCAATCTATACGCCTAATTTGCCTAAGAATGATGCAGAAATTATGCAGACCGTCACCGCTTTGGTTAATACCGGTAAAGTTTCTGATCAGACTATTCTTGAACAAATAGAACCAATCACAGGTGTGAGTTATGAGTCCGAAAAGGAACGTAATGAAGATGATACTGAAGAAGCTCAAAAGAGTAATCCTTTTAACAAGGTATTTAATAGAAAGTCTGACGATAATCAAGAGCCAGAAAGTGATGATTCTGATTCAAAAGAGGTAGATTCTGATGAAACTAACGAAGAATCAAGCGATTAGAATTGCTCAAAAAGTCTATGGTAAGCAGGACGAACGTGTTAAAGAAATAGAACACATGTATCGAGATACTCAATCTAAGGTTATTAATGATGTTGATGCGTTCATGGGAGCTAACAAATCATGGACAGCGAAGGCTAGTCCTGATGAGATTGCTAACTTCTTAGCCAATTTAAAAGATACTTTTTATAACGCTAGTGCTGATGATCAGAATCTTATTAAGATTGCATATGGTGGTAATGAGCTAAGAACTAATGGTGATATGTTAATGGCTAATATCACTAGGGATGTTGTCAGACAGTCGATGGCTCAAAAGATTCATTTAGGCGTATCAACTAAAAATATTCCTGATGTTGTCAATGCTTCAACATATCATCAAGCTACTAAAGTTCTTAGAAATAATAGACATATTTCAGAGCAAAGTAAGAATGTCGATGCAATTATTTATAAGTCAGTTCAAAATGCCACATTGGACAGTCACGTTGATTCTGACATGTTTTCATCAATCAATAAGCAAACTATGCAGACACTTAGAAAAGTTCGTGACGTTGCCGAAATGGCTGCTAAAAGTCCTAAGGATTCTTTGAATTGGAAAACTACTATTTCCAATATTTTGACTGGTGGTGACAAAGCTACCGATGGTCAAATGGGACGTGCAGCAGGATTAATCAGGACTGCGACAGCTCAAGCCATGAACCGTACTAGGTTGCAAGACTTCCATTCAAGAGGCGTTAAGAAGTATAAATATATATCACTAGAAGCTCAAAATACTTGTGCTGATTGTGATGCACTTGATGGCCAGATATTTAATGTTGAAGATGCTGAAGAAGGTGTTAACTTTCCGTTAATGCATCCTAATTGTCAGTGTACTGTCATTGAAATTAATGACGATGATGATTGGGATAATAGTGATTACGATGTCACAGATGAATTAGATGAATTGTAGGCAACTTTAAATGTTGTCTTTTTTTATGCCTTCAAACGTGTGTCAGGCGTTAAAGAGCCATGGGTATAAAGCCGACGGGCTATAAATGGAAATCAATGCCGACGGGCTTAAAACGGGAGGATAACTTATGGACCCTAATCCAAATAATGACCAATCACAACAACCAAATGCAAATAATGAAGCTACTCAAACTGAAGTAACTTTTGATGATAAGCAACAAGAAAAAGTTAATCAATTAGTAAGTGCAGGCAAAGCCAAAGAAAAAGCTCGTGCCGATCAAACTATTAAAGAGTTGCAAAGCAAGGTTGGAAACATTCCAAATTTGATTAAAGAAGCAATTGCAAAGCATGACACCGAAGCAAATATGACAGATAAAGAGAAGTCGGATGCTCATACTCAAGAGCTTGAAAATCAAATTGCAAAACTGCAAGAAGAAAACAAACACCGTGCATTAGTTGATAGTGCTAATAAGATTGTAGCCGAAAAAGGATTGCCACAATCATTTGCAAAATTGTTCGTTGGTTCTACTGATGACGAGACTCAACAAAACCTTGAAAGTGTCAAAACTGAATTTGATAAAGCTGTGCAAGAAAGTGTTGAAGAACGCCTAAAGGGTAAGAGTTCACCTCAAACCGCTACTGGCAGTCAAGCTACAACAGTCAATGAGGATTTAAGTGACATGAGCCTTGAAGATTTAACTAAGGCATATCTGCAAAATCCAGATTTGATTAAGAAGAATTATTTAAATAAATAGAAAGAAGGAAATTTAAATGCCACAATTTACCGGCTCTACATTTTTAGGTCAATTAGTTATTCCTGAGATTTGGGCACAATATATTAATAACGACAATACTAAAACTAATCGGTTACTAACGTCTGGAGCTATTACCGCCGATGATGTAATGGGGGCACATTTGCAAGACCCAGGCAGATTAATGAATATTCCAGTATTAAATGATTTATATGGTGATCCACAAGATTGGAATGACACCGATGATATTAAGGTAAATTCATTAACAACTGATCAACATAATGCTATCAAGTTTTATCAAGCAATGGCATATGGTGCTTCCGACTTTGGTCAACAAGTTTCAGGAGCCAATGTTCAAGCACGTATTACATCACGCTTTTCAAACTATTGGCAAGGTCAAGACCAACGTTTGCTATTAGCATTACTTAATAATATGTATCTTATTGATGATTTGAAACAAGAAAAATCATTTGGATTTGATACAGCAAAAGATCTATCAACTGGAGATTATTTAGCAGCGCTATCAAGAATGGGTGATGTTGCTACACCAAGTTTGACTAGACTAGTTGTCAATTCAGCTACTGTATTTGCTATGCGTGAGCAAAACTTAATTGCTGATGTTCAACCATCTCAAGGTGCTACAAACCTTACAACTTATAACGGTATTTCAATCGTTGAAGATGATGATATTGAATTAGCAGCTGACGGTACAACAACAATGTACGCTTTGAGCGACGGAGCTATGCGTTATTCAACAGCCCCATCAAGTCAAAACGCCGTTGAAGTAACTCGTGATGCATTAGGAAAAGGAGGCCAATCAGCAATTATTAACCGCCGTATCGTTTCAATGCATCCAAATGGCTTGGGATATGATGTTACACAATCATATGAAGGCTTAACTGTTAATAAGCTTGAAAGTGCAACAGTACCTTATTACAAGATTGTTACCGATCCACGTAACATTGGTGTTGTGGCTTATAAGTTCAAGGTTGATCCTAAGTATGTCGTTACAAATATCAATACTAAGGCTAAGAAGACAGCAGCATCAACATCTGGTACTACATCAGGCAAGTAATGAGGTGATTGCATGAGTGAAGAAACGCCCACAGTTACTGATACAGTTTTAAAAAATATAGAAGTTCTTAACGATCTCAAAACCGATGATCCTCGAATTCCTAGAATTAAAATTTATATTGATAATGCTGTTGATGAAATTAAGCTGTATTTGGATATTGATGCTATCGATTCTAAACTGACTGTTATCGTCCAAAAGGTTACTCAAGATGCTTTAACTAAAGAAAACTACGAAGGAACTAAATCTATTTCTGAAGAAGGGATGTCATTGACATTTCAAGACACAGATTTATCACCGTATTTTGATTTGCTTAATCAGTATAAAGATGGCTTGGAAGAGAATGATCATAGAGGGAGCGTGATGACATTTGATTAGGCCTATTATTTATTTGGTTCGTGAAGTAAGTAAGTCCAATAGTTCACCTTTAGACCACACAAAAGAGTTGGTTGCCACTAAATATTATGGCGCAAGAGTAACGGAATTGAATGGTGCTCAACAGCAAATAGATGTATTTGGAAGACAGTTTGCTAAGTCGTGGGTAATTAGATTCAATTCACCTGAAAAAGCTGACTTCGTTGGATTTGATGGTGAATTTAATGAGAAAACTCAATCACCTAAATATTCAGTTAATCAAATCAGAAATCATCGTAATCGAACTACTATGTATGTCACTGGGACGGTGGTTAAACCATGAGTTGGGATAATGAACATGTACCAGTTGTGCGCATTCAAGCTACAAATAATTATGAAAATGACATGACTGAAATGGCTAGAAGTCTTAAACAGTCTGGTAACTCTGATTTAGCCGAAATGATTCTAAAAGATAAGGCTAGATTGAAAAACAATATTCCTAAAGCCGTAGATAAGATAGCAAATGATGAAGTTGATGGTGCTCAAAAGCTTATTAGAGAAAGACAATATCATTCAAAATCAGGCTATCAAGGTCATGGTAATTTATGGAAATCAGTAGCAAAGCATCCTTCAAAAGACGGTATGTCATCTGATGTCTATGCCAATGCTGAATCAAAAGATGGTTATGAATATATTCAAGCCTTTGAGAATGGATTAAAGAATAAGAATTATCCAGCTCAACATCCAATGCACGATTCAGGCTTAGATTTAGACGTTGATAAATATGCTGATGAAGCTATTGATAAATCAATAAAGTAGGTGATGCAAATTGATTTCACCACAACGTGATTTAGTCACGTCTGCAATTCGAACGTTGAATGCTATCACTGACGTGCCAGTATTTGATGACGATGTGGATAACAATACAGATTATCCACAAATCAACATTTCAACTGGTAAGACGTCAAATAATCAACGTGCTAAAAATGAACAGCGTTCATCATATACGCTATACATTGATTACTTTGATATTAAAGACAATGACCATGGATTAATGATGGACACGTGTTTCAGCATTCGTGAATATTTAAAATATTTAAGATTATCGAATTATATTTGCACGTCACTTGCATTTAATCAGACTGAAACGACTGACACTTCAACTGATCAATCGCTTTGGCACGTAAATATAACAATCGATTATTACATTACAGAAAAGGCATTCATTTAAAAATAGATGTCTATTTCTTATCAAAATTATAGAAAAGAGGAAAAGAAATGGCTGGCGAAACAACTACTTCAGATATCAAAGGATATGGTCAAGATTCCTTTACAGGCATTGAAGCTGACAAAATCTTTTATGCTTTTAAGCGAATCATGTCATGGCCAGTTGCTGCCAAGATTCAACTATTAGGGATGCAAGGCGCAACATCAGCAACTAACACACGTACATCACAAGCTACACAACTTAAGAATGGTACGTTGAAGGGTACTGGTGCTCCAAATCAACAAAGAACTGTTGATTGTATTTATCCAAAGGAAACAAATGGATTTGATTTACATGCTGAAATTAGACAAATCTGGGATAACAATGAAAGATTTGCCCTTTGGAGAATTGATTTTGGCTCAATGCACGGGAAGAAGCCAAATAGAAAAGTACGTGCTCAATATTCACATGCTATTTTACCGGCATTGCCATATACAGAAGCGTTAGGTGGATTTCTTACATCTAATCTTGCCATTGAAGTTGAAGGTATGGAACGTGACTTCAATGATGATGGCAATTGGTTTGAATTACCAGAAAGTTCATTTGAGCCCGGCACATTCGACAAGATGAATAAGTTCTACAACTATTCACTTGGTACTGACCAAGGTACTGATGATGACGGTAACTTTGTTGATAATACTGTTGATGATGAAACACTATTCGTTAACAAAAAAGGAACTACTGAAGATGTTGCTGGTCCAAATACTCCAGCTGGTGCAACTGATAGCACCCTAGTTGCAGCACCTACTCCA